TGCAATACCGGGCAAATAAAGCCGGTAACCTTGATTGGTTACAAGACGCCGAGGTATCTGAGGAGTGATGTAGTAAGGGCGGCAAAAGGAGTTAAAACAAGTAAAACAAGATCTAAAAAGATAAGATTATGAAAAAGGCAATGATTCTGCTGGCAGTTATCTGTTACCTGTTGGCTATTGGAGCATTTATAGAGGGTATTTATAAGGGCATTTACATTAACGGTATTATCGTGGCATCCATTACTTGGTGGTTGGCTGATAATTTCAGGAAGGAGGCTAAGAGGTATGAATAGATTGTTGTACGGTGATCCTAACCCTGCCGAGATTGAGTGCAGGGAGATAATGGTTGAATGTAGGGAGTGTAAGGGTGTTGGAGGGTTCTACTTGGATGTAGAGCGCAATGAATGTGTAAGTAGGGAGGAATACCTTACCAATAAGGACAAGAGAGAGTTTGAGCTTATTCCTTGCGATGAGTGCAATGGTAAGGGGTATCACATAGAATATGAGGAGATACCATTCCGTTTACGCAGAAAATGCGGAGCATAATTATACGGGGAGGGCTGGTTAGTTCTTTTCTCAATAAAGGTGTTAGAAATGATTTCTGTGCATATTAAATTGATTGGATAGCCAAATGTTATTTTAAGTTGTTATGTATGCCTAACATCTTGCTGTGAAGTACGATGAGAGAGGGGTTCGATTCCCCTCCTCCCCACAAATTCAAAACAAATTCTTATGACTGAAGAACAAGAAAAAGCAACCAACTTGGCTGCATTTAAGGCTGCTGTTGCCCCTATGCAAGTAGTACAAGAGGGCGGGCAAATCCTCATTAAAGATGAGGATGCAAAAGATGGATTTATTAGTTGTAGCACCATCAAAAAGGTAATGAGTGCTATTTGTCTGTATGGCTTCTCAGGCTTCTATATTACCGATTCGGTAAAGGATGGTTTAGTATTTAAAATTTATTAATTATGAGTTTGGAATTATACAACAAGGTTAGAGAGGTTCCCAGGGAGGCTCTCAAGGAGATAGGTGCCGGACGATTGAAAGGAAAGTCTGATATCAATCCTATGTGGCGAATAAAAACCCTTACCGAGCATTTTGGCCCTTGTGGCATTGGCTGGTATTATGAGATTACCAAACAATGGCTTGAGCAAGGTGCAAATGGCGAGATTGCCGGGTTCTGCAACATCAACCTCTACATCAAAGTAGGTGACGAGTGGAGCAAACCAATTCAAGGCACAGGAGGCAGCTCCTTTATTGCAAGGGAGAAAAACGGCCCTTATACCTCTGATGAGGTTTACAAAATGGCCCTTACTGATGCCATCTCTGTAGCTTGTAAGGCTTTGGGATTTGGAGCAAACGTCTATTGGGATAAGGATAGAACCAAGTATGATCTGCAGACCGAGACTGCAACAGCCGCAAAATCAACTCCGGCACCACAGCCACAACCTCAAGGAGAGTTGAGCCTTAGCGAACTGCTTATAGACTTTGCTCAATGCAATGACAGGCCGGCATTGGTTTCTGCCTGGAATAAGTATAAAGGGACAGAGTATGAGGAGCAGGCAAAAACGGAACTGAGAAAACGCAAACAAGAATTAGGCATTGAGAAATGATAACACTTAACCAAAATACAAGAGTGAGTTTTGAGGATATTACTCACTCTTACTTATTAGATAACGAGATTTACCTGATGGGTGTAACCTCGTTGATGAAAAAGCACAGCCTTTCACCTGATTATTCAGGCATAAGCGAAGAAGTGTTGCAGAAAGCAGCAGAGAGAGGAAGCAAGGTTCATAAGGATATTGAGGACTACTGCAATGGCGTGGCTGTCCCAATGACAAAGGAACTTAAGGCATATATCGGCTTGGGTGTTAATGCTATTGCTAATGAGTACTTGGTATCAGATAATCAAATAGTGGCAAGCAGTATTGATATTGTAGCGGATGCGGGCAATGGAGCAGTTGATTTGATAGATATTAAGACCACAAGCACTCTGCATTTGGAGGCATTGAGTTGGCAGCTATCCATCTATGCTTACTTGTTCCACTTGGCAAATCCGGATGTTCCAATTAACAAGCTATATGGCTTGCATATCAAGGCCGGCAAGGCTAAAATGGTAGAAGTGCCTTGTATAGGTTCTGAGGAAATTATGAAACTGCTGGAATGCGAGGCTGACAATTTGCCTTACTACTACACTACTCCGAATTTATCCCCTAAACTGGAGAGTGCGCTTTATAAACTGCAAGGTATAACCGAGGAAATAGCACTTATCAAAGTGAGCCTAAAAGAAGCCGAAGAATGGAAGAAATCCATTGAGCAAGTGATTATTGGAGATATGGAGCTGTATGGCCTTAGAACATTGGAGAATGGGCCAATAAAGGTGACTTACGTTGCAGCAAGTGAGAGGGAAACAGTGGATAAAACAAGACTGCAGAACGATATGCCGGAGCTTTACGATAGATACAAGAAAGTAACAACCGTTGCCCCATCATTGAGGGTAACAATAAAAAAACAATAAGCTATGAATAAAGTTATTTTGATTGGCAATGTCGGGCAAGCCCCCGAACTGAAGCACGTTAATGAAACCCCTTATTGCATTGTTTCTGTAGCTACCAACGAGAGCTACAAGGATAAGGACGGTAATCTGCAGACCAAAACAGAATGGCATAATGTGGTACTATGGAAAGGCCAGGCAGAATTCGCTGTCAAATACATCAAAAAAGGCTCTAAGATTGGTGTTGAAGGTAAGCTCAGAACACGCAGCTGGCAAGACAAGGAGACCAGCAAAACGATGTACGCAACTGAGATTATTGCCTCTAGCATTGAACTGTTGGATAAGAAAGATAAGAACGATGTTCCACCTATGGGGGCGGATGATCTACCTGAGTAGTTATGGACTTTAAGATACGCACAGAAACCGATAAAAAGGCCGTTTGTGAGTATATTGGTAAGTTGGATATAAGCCGTAGGCAATACACCGTAAAAGTGGCTAAAAAGGCGGAAATACGCACTTTGTCGCAGAATAGGCTGTATTACCTATGGCTTAATTGCATATCTGCGGAGACAGGCAATGAGGTGGAGCTGCTGCACGAGTACTGCAAGCAGAAGTTCCTGGGTGTGCAATACCGGGTAATATATGGGGAGGAGGTTGCAAGGCCAATCACAACAACGGACCTTAATACCGAGCAATTCAAGGCTTATCTGGATAAGATACAGCAATGGGCAAGCAGTGAGCAGGGTATTATACTCCCCAATCCGGAGGATATGTATTTTGCTCAATTTGTAGAAAAATATCAAAATTATTTGTAATGAGAAAAGGGTGGATTTGTCTTCATAGGTGTATTCAGGAGCATTGGATTTGGCAAGATGCCAACCGCTTTAAATGGTGGGTAGATCTGCTTTTGAGGGCTAACAATAAGGATGCAAAAGTGCTTATTGACGGCAGTCTTGTTGACTGTAAAAGGGGGCAGTTTATAACGAGCCTGGGCAAGTTAGCGGAGGAGTGGATGGTCAGCAGGGACACGGTGCGCAGATTTTTGGATGCGCTGGAAAGCGACACAATGATAGCGCGTAAATCCACACATAAAATGACACAGATAACTATCTGTAACTACGATAGTTACCAAGATATACCAACAACTGACAACACAACTGACCGACAGCAAAATGACACACAAGCCGCTACACAAATGACACAGATAACGGATTGTAATATAGATAATTGCGCGGACGAGCCGACAACTGACCGACAACTGACACAACAACAGACCGACACAAACAACAATGTAGATAGTATTACTACAAGTAGTAATACATCTACTAACTCTAATAGAGAGGGGGGTAAAAAAACTCAGGCAAAATTTATCCCTCCAACGCTGGAGGAGGTTATTGCTTATTACAAGGAGAAGGGGTTTGTAAAAACCAATCCGGAAGCATTTTTCCATCATTACAACACAGTAGGATGGATGGTAAATAAAAATAAAATGAAATGCTGGAAATCAGCTTTAGCAAAATGGGAGGCCCGCGAATATGACAACAAGCCAAAACAATCAAATCAGTCAAATCCTAACAAAGCACAATACAGAAATCCGCAGGCAGTTTACTCAAGCGAATCCGATATTTAGCCCGGAGCGCGAAGAATGGGTGTTTGCAAGGCTGATGCACTATTTCAGTGTTATTGTACATACCAGCACCGGAGCTAAACCCCAAGAATTGGCCTTTTTTGCGGCCAAATTTAAAGGATTGGCCCAATGGATATGCAACGCATCATCTTCAAAGAAATGTTTGATTATAGGCGGCCCTGCGGGTATTGGCAAAACGACCATTGCAAAGGCTTTGCAAATGTTCTTCAATCAGGATGCTGCCCTGTATGGTTCAGTTATGCAGATGTCAGCTAAAGACGTTGGAGATTATTACAGATTCAGGGATGAAGGAGAGAAATGGGATATCTACACCGGCAAGGCAATGGTTAAACGCTACAACGAGCAGCCGCAGCCAAGATGCAAGATTCTTTTCATTGATGATCTTGGGATGGAAGAGGATGAGTTCAGGGACTACGGCACCAAGACGCAGCCGATGGCCAAGCTGATCCACGATAGGCACGAGAGGGGGTTGGTGACAATCTTCTCAACGAATCTTGGCAGTATGGAGATGCTTCGGGAAAAGTATGATGACAGGATAATGGATAGGATGAACAGCTATTGCAAGCTGTTCTACACGATGAGGAGCTTTAGAGGATGAAGAAGCAGAGACTGACAAATACGAAGCGGCACCGGGACTGCAGATTTTGTAAGCCCTATACAGAGGGCTTTTTAAATAACCAGGGAGAGCCTATTCTGGGTGAATGTGAGCATTTGCCTTATCAGGTAATACTTAATGAATTAACTAACTGTGAACTATGGCAAAACAAAAACAAGTAAGGCTGGATATACCTACAGAGGTTGCCTATGGCAGAGACAGGGCAAAGCACTTGCTTAAGTTGTGTAAGGAAAGGGATGCAAAGATGAACCTTGTACCTGTAAGGATAGACAAGAACACTATCCGGCTAATGACCAAAGAGAATGCAGAAAAATATTATTAAAAACAGAAGAAAAATGAGAAGTAAGTATTTGATTCTTGTAGTAGTGGCAGCCGCATTGATTCTGGGCTGCTTTTTTGTCCTGTAATGGCAAAAGTAGTGAGTATAGTTGCTGTGTGTATCTATGCTTTTATTGTGGGGGTGTTCGTTTACCCAAGTATTGACACGATAAAGAAGCCGGAAGATGGAGAGCAAGGAATTTGAATTGGATGCACTCAAGCAGGAGGCTTTGGTGACAAACAGCTATTACATTCTGATGGAGGCTGCGGATATGATGCTCCGGAGAATGGAATTTCAGTTGCTCATGCGCGGGCGCTGTTTGAAACACAATATCAAGAGGCGGCACAATGTGATGATGGAGAAGGTGGCTGCTATGAAGAATCTGTCTGAGGATTTTTTCAAAGATTACGAAGCTGCCTTTGGAGAGCAATACAATAAAATGGATGATCTGCGCGTAAGTGGGGCATATATGGCGAGGATAATGCTCCTTATAGCTGATAGATGCTACACTTCGCAAGATAACGGCAATATGGATAGGGAGCAGAGGATTGAGCGGTATATCTACAATATGCCGGATGGGGGGCTGCTGAACGAAGATTTATTGAAGCAATTTTTTATCAAGTGATATGAAACATTTTAAATTGACTAGTGAAACGAAAATTAACTTTTTAGGGATAAGGTTATTTCGCATTGAATGTACTGTAGATTGTAAATGGGCAAAGGTAGGAGAGAAAGGAGGATGGGTTGAAAAAGAGGAAAATATTTCCGGCGATGCTTGGGTTTCCGACAATGCTAGGGTTTACGGCAATGCAGAGGTTTCCGACAATGCTAGGGTTTACGGCAATGCAGAGGTTTCCGGCAATGCTAGGGTTTACGGCAATGCAGAGGTTTCCGACAATGCTAGGGTTTACGGCAATGCAGAGGTTTCCGACAATGCTTGGGTTTCCGGCAATGCTAGGGTTTACGGCGATGCTTGGGTTTCCGGCGATGCAGATTACTGCTGTTTTCAGTCTTTTGGCTCAAGATACGGAACTACAACTGTTTTTAAACAGAAAGATGGTTCATTGCTAATTAGTTGTGGCTGTTTTAGCGGAACTTTAGAGGAGTTTGCTACTAAAGTAGAGCTAACTCACGGGGATAATGAGTTTGGCAAAGTTTATAAGGCAATAATTGAGTTAATAAAGATTAGGTTTGGAATTGAATAGTAATACACTTAAAGCAAATAGTTATGGAAAAACTAAACATAGCAGAAATACTTAGAAATTGCCCGAAAGGGATGGAGTTGGATTGTACTTGTGCGGATAATGTGGTATTTGATAAAATTATTGATTATGACCAAATAAAATGTGTAATTGGGGAATGTAGAGACCCGCTTATTCTTGATAAATATGGAAGATTACTACACATCTGTTGCCCTAAATGCGTAATCTTCCCCAAAGGTAAAACTACTTGGGAGGGATTCCAAAGACCTTTTAAGGATGGGGATGTGCTAATTAAAGATAACAATACGCTTTGTATTTATAAGTCTATTCATAAAACATATAAAAACAAGAGTTTTATTGATTTCTATTGTGGATATAGACCGTCAGATAATCAACTTGTCATAAAAAAGTTTGGTGATACACATTTCGGATTTATTTCAGAAGCGAAACTTGCCACCGAAGAAGAAAAGCAGAAACTTTTTGATGCCATTAAAGCAAATGGTTACAAATGGAACGCTGAAACAAAGACTTTGGAGAAATTGATTGAACCGAAGTTTAAGGTGGGGGATAGGATTAAATCTAAAAATATTCACACAAATTATCTTAATGATAACCACATTTTTACTATTACTGAAATTAGTAGTGGTAGATATTGGAGTAATCGACTTGCAATAGAGTATATAGAAAAACAAGATGATTGGGAATTAGTTCCCAACAAATTTGACATCACTACTTTGAAGCCGTTTGATAAGGTGCTAACAAGAGTAACAACCGGCGCTGTTTGGGGTAACGACTTCTTTGGGTATTATAAAGATGGGTGGTTTCATTGCAGTGGTCATATTGCTGTCCATTATTGCATTCCCTACGAAAATAATGAGCACCTATTAGGTACAACTAACGATTGTGATGATTACTATAAAACTTGGTAGTAATGATTGCGGTAGATTTTATTGAAGTTACATATCATTTGTTTAAATCTCACGATTTAAACAGAGTGCAATTTGGTGAAATAGAGCCAGAATTATTACCAAGAAAAGGTGATTCTGTTGTAATAGGTTCATCACAATTTATAGTAGAACAAGTAACATTTTATCCTTTCGGAGATAGCGTGGGTAAAAAGGGTGCTAGAGTTTATATAAGAAGACAATAGTTATGAAACTTTGGATAGCAAGAGATAAATGCGGATATTCTCAATTATATGTAAAAAAACCAATAAAGAAAAATGGTTATTTTGAGTGTGTGCCAAATACTGAATGGTTTACTATAAGCTGTAATTTATTTCCAGAAGTAACCTTTAAAAACTCTCCGCAACAGGTGGAGATAAAATTGATTAATAATAAAGAGAGCAGTAATGAGTAGTGAATTACCAGAAGGTATATACATTATCCCAAAGCAATATAAGGTTATTGTTAGTGGAAATGAAGTTCACGTTCTTCCTCGCAAAGTGCTTAAAGAATATCGTTGTAAGGACTGCGAGTATAGACAAGAGGGGTATGCCACGATAAACGCATATCACAAGTCTTGGGTATGTAAACAACGTCCCAAAGAGATACTTAACCCTAATTATTGCAATCAAACTATATTCTATTGTGCTCCATATTATGGAAGGCCCTGTAAGGAGTTCAAATTGAAAGGAGGTGATAGCCATGAAAGAAGAAAGAGATAACGAATACTTATTACTCCCAAGAAATCCGGTAATAATCATTGAAACCCTGAAGGGAGAAGCTGCGATAAAGCAGCGCAAAGAGGAGCTTGCAAGAGAGTTCCCATTCAAGAAAAGAGGATTCAGAAAACATGTAAGATAGTTTAGTTATGGCAATAGAAGGGAAAATACTAATAGACGATACTACTCTCAATAATGCTATGCAGAGTGCGGTATCAAACACTTTTAAGAATAGTGATTTACGAGATAAGATATACTCGTATGGGTGTAAAAGAGTAAAAGATTATATAGATAAATTCTATGCTGATGGTTCTGTATTATCTCATACTGCAAAACAAGTGGCAAAAGAAATTAACACACAAGATGTGTTGGCTCTTATAGATATTGAAGAACTAAAAGCTGATATTGCTGATAGAGTTGCTAAACATTTGATAAGGAAGTTATAGTTATGGAAAAGTTTGAATTTAAGAGTGCCATCTGTACAACCAGAGAGCAATCAGAGAAGTTGCTTGCTTTAGGTCTCAAGAAGGAGACTGCGGATATGGTGCATCAGTCAATCGGAACAACTCCATTCAATGTTTGGAATAAGCATGAAATAAAAGAGGATTTTTATCCTGCTTGGTCATTACACCGATTGATTGAAATGATAGATTATCCTTCTAATATAGATGCTATTAAAGAATTACTTGCTGCAAAAACTATGTTTAATAATAGATTATATGATAGGGTAATTAATATAATTGAATATCTTATTCGTAATAATAATTTTAACCAAGATTATCTGGAGGAGAAGAAATGAAAGCAAGAGTTAAAGCAACAGGAGAGATAATAGAATTATCCGACCTTGAATATGATGTGTACGGTAATGATTATTTGAAAACTGAACTTGAAATTACAGATGAACCCGACTACTGGGAGAAGTTGAAGCATCAATACGCAGGGATGGCTATGCAAGGGATATTAGCTAATCCTGAGACGGCAGCACTTGATGATATAGATGTAGTTGAAACAGCTATCAGAATAGCCAATATAACTATTGAGAAACTAAAGAAGAAATCACAATGCGAGAAATAAAGTTTAGAGCGAAACAAATAAATGATAATAATTGGATATCTGGATACGGAGTTATTATCGGTGATGGTTTTTGTGCTATCCCATATACTATTAGAGGTAATACTCACAACTGGAAACTAACCACAATAACCTGTGATATAAACACACTTGGCCAATACACAGGATTGAAAGACAAGAACGGCAAGGAGATTTACGAGGGGGATATTCTTTATGTTAAAGAGTTTGCAAATATGTTTTTAAATTTGCAATTCTCGTTTGACGAAGTAAAAGAATTTGCATTAGCTGATGGCAAGGGAAATCTTTTGCATGAATATAAATGTGTCATCTCCTTTATAGATGGGAATATGATAGCAAAATTGATTGATGCAAAATTATGTGATTGTGATTTATATATAAGTGCTCTATTTGGTGATATGAGATATAGCCAACCAATTTTTGAGTTTGAAATCATTGGCAACATCCACGATAATCCAGAGTTAATTAAGGAGGAAGAAAAATGAAAAAGAAGATTAAAAGCGGTATCGCAATAATAATTCTACTTGTGTTGGTTGTTGTATTGATTACCGGGTTAAGAGTTGTTGAAGGAGGGTCATTAAGTTGGGATATGATTCTCCTTCATATAAAACTTACATTTTACAGCTCAATACTTGCATCTATAATTGTCGGGGTTGTGGCGTTATTGGCTTTTTGGATTTGTAAAGATTAACAACTACAAGAATAAAAAATGAACAGCTATTGCAACAAATGCAAGTTGAAAAACACTTGCCTTAACATTAACAGAGGTTACAACAAGGCAAAGCCTTGTCCACAACGTAAAACGAACTGATATGACAACAACACCTATAATGATAACTGAGGAGTATTGGGCCAACAGCCAGCTCTCAACCGCAAGATACTACGGTGGTTGTACCATCGGGAAAATTGACTACCGGATAGTAAACAAGCACGGCATTGACATCTTTGAGTTGAGTGATCCTGAAAGCAAACACTATGTAGGGGATAATAACAAGGCCATTGAGCCGGGGGAGCCTGCAGACCTTGTAATGAAAGAGTGGATTCCCATTTATCGCAAATTAGGCCGACAGGAGTTTATCAAGCTCTTACAGGACAACCCGAATATAACACTTGCCCAGGCAAAGAAAATGCTTAAGAAGAGATGATGAACAAACTTGCAAAACGCGCTCTTAAATGTGCGCACAAGAGGGGTAAGGTAAACCCACAACACCCCATTGATGTAATGACCAGCGTGCAGAAGAAAGCTGTACACGATGAGGCGGTTGAATTGCTTGTGGCAAGGTGTAACAGAATGTCCGTGCATCTGCCTCAATATACGGAAGATGTGGAGGAGGCTGCCGATGTTGCCATTTCGGCCCTTACATATCTTGCAATGGTGGCGGTGGATGTACAGGAGGTAATTGAAGCTAAAATAAAGTTTAACGAATCAAGGGAGGCGTAAGCCTCCTTTTTCTTGTTATGGGTAAATGTATAAAATGCGGGGAGGAGCTGCCACCCGGTAAGAAAGGCAGTTGCCGGAAATGCGCACAGGAGTATCTCAAGAATTGGCAGAAAGCAAAAGGGGCAGAAATGCCCTGGTATGAGGATTTTATTTACAGACCTGATAGAAAGCACGAATGATGGAATACAAAGGAAAAGTGGAAGGAACGCCGGTGAGCAAGAGTAATGCTTACCGCATTATCACAATAAACGGTCACGCCAGCCTCACAAAGACAACGGCAATGAAGCGGTACGAAGAGGCCTTTATGTGGCAAGTGGGAGCAATAAGGGATGCTAATATTGGTGTCCCTTTTGAGTTTTATCTTGACGTTTATTTCCCCAGCAAGAGGAGCGACCTTGACGGCTGTTTGAAGGGTATTCTGGATTGTCTACAGCATGCAAAGGTCATCAAGAATGACAACAACTGTTGCCTGATACACGCAAGGAAGTTCGTTGATAAGGAGAACCCAAGAATAGAGTTCAAAATAATAACCATAAAATAATATATCCAACTTTTTGGAATAGTGAACTATTTGATTACTAAATGGTTAACTTTGAAAAACAATGTAAAATGAACGGTGTAGTTACAGATAGGGAATATCAGGAATTTGAGCAGGAGAAGTTGCGCGACATCTCGCGGAGATTCAGGGCGGTTCTCAAGCAGATTCCCCTTTATGAGATTGCGAAGGGTACGGGGCTGAAGTGGGACACGGTGGATAGTGTCCGTAAGGGTAAGAGAGTTTCATTCAAGGCATTATGCCGTATTGAGAAATATATCCAAAGCAGAGGGCTGATGTTATGATACAGGCGCAAGAAATAGAGTTAAAGAAACTTACACCCAATAAGGGGCAAATAGAGGGTGTGCCTACCAATCCAAGAAAGGCCACGAAAAGGGCAATTGAGAATATGAAAAAGAGCATAGAGGAAACCCCTCTGATGCTTGAAGTAAACGAAATGACCGCCTATGATAACAATGGCGAGTTGGTTGTTATTCGTGGTAATTTGCGCTACAAGGCATTAAAGGCATTGGGATATAAGACTGCACCGGTAAAGGTTCTTCCCACAGAAACTTCAAAGGAAACAGTTAATCAGATTGTTATTAAAGATAACATCCATTACGGAGAATGGGATCCGGATTGTTTACAGACGGAGTGGGAAAAAGGTCAGCTTAAGGATTGGGGTGTTGATGTGAGCTGGGGAGAGGAGGAGAAACCCAAGAAGGGGAAGGAGGAGGAGCCGGATGATGATCTGCAGGAGAAGATTGACTACTACGCAATGATGCTGGGGGACCGGCTATACGATAGTGACAATGAGTATGATATTCCCAACCTGCTGATGGAGCAACAGCCGGAGAGAGGGCTGTTATTGCCGTTTGCGGCTTGGGGTGCGGATAGTAGACTGCGTAAGGATATTGCAACATATTGTTTCTATGTGGAGGACTACCGCTTTGAGGCAATTTGGAAAGACCCAACAGTTGTGATCAATAGCGGATGCGCTGCGGTAGTGGAGCCGAACCTTTCTCTGTTTGATACAACACCAATAGCATTTGGCTTGCAACAGATCTACAAAAAGAGGTGGATTGCAAGGTATTACCAGGAATGCGGCATCAAGGTATATGCAGACCTGAATGTGGCAAGGAAGTTCCAGAAGTACAATATGCTTGGAATACCGAAAGGATACAATGCTTTTGCCACAAGAGGGTACACAGATAGGATTGAGTACTTGTTGGAGGAAATTGAGGTTGCAAAGCAGATTTCCGGTTTGGAGAAGCCGAATATGATTGTTTACGGTGGCGGGGCGAAAATTGAACAAGTGGCGAAGGAGAACGGGTTGATATATGTTGAACAGTTTATGCAAAATAAAGGGAGGTAATTATGGCAAAGACATCAGGCGGAGTAAGAGGAAATAGGAAAAATGAACCATTCCTATTTTCGGCAGGTTTAAGAACATCATCTGGAGACTTGAGGGTAATTAGTAAGGAGTTTAAGAATCGTCAAAAAGGCGAGGATTGGATTGATAAAGTTATGGGGAAATTTGGTATCAATAACAGGACTGCAACAATTGAGTTTGCTATAACAGAGAGAGGTGCAGATGTGGTTGGTAGTAGGGATATTTCCAAATGGTTAAACAATCAATACAAAAAGCAAGTAGGCGGAGATATTTTTAATTTTTAGGTAATGGCGAAAACGGCGGGGCATGTTAGGGCCTCAAAATGGAAGGGAGATATTTTTACGGTAAACGGAACCAGGAAAGAATATTATGAGTTGCCGGAGGCGCGAAAGAAGGCTGTTCAGTCATTAGCCGGTAAGGTAAGCGCAATAGTTTATAAAAATGTTCAGGATAAATCGGTTAATCTAAATGCGGGAGGAAAAGATATAACGGTTCAGTTTACACAAGGAGGGATAGCGCATTTTACAAGAGACGCAATGCTGACCCTGAGCGGTAAGTATATGAGCCACCGTTCAATGATAAATGTAGACCAGCTGTTATCAGTTTCAGAGTATGTACCGACAAGTCACGCATTGTATAAAGGTCGTAAAGATGGAAAAGAGTTGTTTTTTAGATACAAGGATAAGACGGGACGAGGTATCTTTTTTAAGATTGCTTATGAACCAAAACAAGGAGAAGGGAAGCCATACTACTTGTATGCTGTAGGAGATATTGGATAAAAACAGCGGGCAGCCCTTCACGAAAAACGTCCGTTGTACTACCCGCCTAAGAGGTTGGATATTGCAACAACGCATACGGTTGCGCCTGACATCCTTCCAATGGAACAAAGATACAAAAATAACGCATAAATACGCATTTATATGCCATTTGCAAAAGGAAATAAATATCGGTTCAGCAAGGAGAATCAGCCAAAGGGGAAGACCGGCAGACAAGCAAGACTATGTAACCAGATAGGAGCCATCCCCAAGGATGCTCAGCAGAGGATGTATTCCATCCTTTACAAGGCAACCACCTTCAACAGCCGAGAGGAGGCAATATCATTCCTCAAGGATGAGAAGGATAAAGGGGAGTATGGCTTCATCCTGGAGCTTGCCATCAATGCTTTGGGTGGCAGAAACGGGTGGCAAGTGCTGATGGATATAATGGATCGTCTGTTCGGCAAGCCTAAGCAGGTGACCGAGAACTACAATGAGAATCTGGAGAAAAACAAAGCTGTGGTGATATTCACAAAACCAAAAGAGGAGCAGAGTTGTGATTGAGTTGCATTATAAGTTTGAACCGCTACTGACATCTAACGATAGGTACAAGATAATAGCGGGTGGCCGAGGAAGTATGAAGTCATTTTCTACGGCTACCCTTATTTTGTTGGAATCAGACAAGGATGATGGTGTGATACTCTATACCCGCTACACACTTACCAATGCAGAACAATCTATCTTCCCAGAGTTTGAGAGCAAGCTGGACGAGTTGGGGTGGCGCAACAAGTTCCACAAATCCGGCAACGATTACATCAACCTTGAGAGTGGCGGTAAAATTCTGTTCAGGGGTATAAAGACCTCCAACGGAATAAATACTGCAGCTCTTAAATCCATCCCAAAACTCAAAATGTGGGTAAACGATGAGAGCGAGGAGTTGGTGGATGAGAGCATATTTGATACAATAGACTTGTCAATACGCGATGCGAGGTATAAGTTACAGGTGTGGCTTATCCTCAATGCTCAGGATGAGACGCATTTCATTTACAGAAAGTTCTTTGAGGGGAATGGTGTGTATGATGTGTGGAACGGCTCAAAGGATGATGTGACTTATATCCATACCACTTATCTGGAGAACCCTTACATTGATGTTAAATTCCGGCAGATGGCTGAAAAGTGCAAGGCTGCTGATCCTGACAAGTACGATAATTTGTACTTGGGTAAATGGAAGAAGCTCACGAAAGGCAATATCTATCAAGGCTGGATAAAAATCAGCGAGGAAAAGTATCCTATCAATTTGCCGTGTTGGTATGGAGTGGATTGGGGATTTGCTAACGACCCTATGGCGATAGTCCGTTTGTGTTTTGATGATGACACACACACCTTATACGCAAAGGAGTTGTGCTATGAGATGGGCCGACTGACTTCCTTTGCTGCAGATGTTATCCGTAAGGATATACTCAATAGAAAAACTTTGCTGTATCAAGGTGAGGATTGGGAAATAGTCCATTTTAACGGCAAATGTTGGATAGGGGAGCAATCCTACACCGATGATGAGATATTGGAAGATGGGCGAGGAAAAGGGGCAAAAATTATAGCTTCTGATATTGAGAGGCAGATTGTACAGGATAGGTTGGGCAGACTTCTCAGGCTGTTGGAGGAGGTATATTGCGACCCAACAAGGCCGGAGCAGATTTATGAGATGAGGACACACCACGACATTAACTCAGTTCCAGCAACAAATACTGACAAGGTAGGACGTATTGAATACCTGAAGTATTTTAATGTGAAGTATATCGGAGCCAATATAGAGGGAGAGTATAGCCGTTATAAATGGCAAACAAAAAAGAATGATACAAGCATATACATCAACAAGCCACAAGACGGCAACGACCACTGTATGGATGCTATCAACTATGGCGGTGTGACACACCTGCGTAGGTTGGGGGTATCAAATAAAATTGGAGAAAACTAATTTAAAAGGCAGAATTATGGATTTATTTGGCAGAAAGGCAAAGAAGGAGTTAGAGAGCCTTAAACAAGAGGTTAAAGGCTATTATGACAATCAGAATGAACTTAACAGATTGTTCAAGCAAATCTTTCCATACGGAGGGGAGATGTTGGAGTTTTCTCCCGTTGATAGGAGAGAGCTGCTTGCTTGTTACAAAGGGACTGATTCGGTGTTCGGTCTCGTTAACCGCATAGCAACACGATGCGGAGAGATAGGCAAGTATATTGAGCTGGTGGATGAAAAGACCGAAAAGGAGATTGAGAGCCATTGGCTCTTGGATATGTTGCGCCAACCGAATGACAGATATAACCTGCAGAGGTTCCTTGTGGGGTGGGCCACCCAGAAGCTCATATATGGAGATGTGTTTACCTACTGCGAAAAGACAGTCGGTTCCAAGAGGCAGATAAAGGCCATGTACTTGGTTCCTGGGGAAAAGGTAATGATTAAAAAATTAGGATGGAGAGAGCCGGTAAAGGGTATCACATTAGAGCTTGGAAACAATGAGACGCTTGGCATGGATGAAGTTTGGCAGAGTTTCTATATCAATCCGGACTTGGATTCATTCTTTGGCTTTTCTCCTCTGCAGGCTGCAGCCGCAAGTGTGCAGATTATCCGCAATGCGAAAAAAAGGCAGAACACCGGCATAAGCAACGGAGGTGTAAACAACCTTATTACTCCAAAGCCTGATGCTATGGGTCTTATGCCTAAAGATACAGCTGACCTTGAGAGGGAGCTAAACAGCGAGAAGAACATCAACAAAACAAAATATTTGCGTACCGGCATTGAGGTACACAAACTTGGTTCCACCCCTGTGGAGCTGGGGCTGCTGGATTCTTCAAAAGACAGCGTTACCGCCTTGTGTTTTGCTTATCAATTCCCGATAGACCTTTACTATGGACAGAGCAAATACGAGAATGCAAGGGAGGCAAGGAAGACCGAATATGAGAGTATTGCCATTCCTATGGTGGAGGAGTTTTGCAACGACCTTATGAGTTATTGCAACAAGATGTTCAATGATACCAAAGGGCTTAAATTTATCATCAACAGGGATAAGATTGACGTACTAAAGAACTCCCCTACGGAGATACTGACCAACTTGGGACTGATGCACGCCTCGTTGAACGAGAAGCGCGAGGCATACGGTTACCCTCCAATCAACAAGTCTTATGCCAATGAGCCTATGATATCGTTGGGCGTACAGTTTGGAGAAATGGTTTACGATATAAACGAGCCTACAGAATGAAGAAGGTAAAGATATCACCAGCATACAGGAGGCAGGAGGATTTGCTACGGCAGAAGGTTCTTTCTGCCTCCTTGCCTTTTGAGACCAGGCTGGACAAGCAGCGCACCCGCCTTGTGAACTCCATTGCAAAAGGCCTTAAGAAGTTGCCCATATCTGAATGGGAGCAATGGGCAAGGGAAGAGGTAAAGGAGCCATATTTGAAAAAGTGGTTCATGGATATGTATTGGGCAGCCGGACAACCCGCAGGGGAAAGGGCAATCCGTAATTTCCTTAACGTAAAGGCTGCTGAGGATATGAACACCTGGGAGAGGGCCTTATATGAGTGGATGGGGAGCCAGATGGGTAACAAGATTGTCATTGTATCTGGTACGTTGAAGGAGTGGGTTATCAATACAATACTGCAATATGTGGATGAACACTCAACGGAGGGCGTGGAGAAGATTGTCAGCGAGGTGGAAGCGCATATACGACAGAAGTGGAGCGATACCAAACAGTGGCAGATAAGGAGGATTGTGCAGACTGAGAGCCTTACCGCAATGAGTGAGGCGGCAGATGTGGCAATAAAGTCCCTGGGAATAAAATATTCCAAGACGTGGGGCATAAGCGGACACAACACGCGTCCGGCACATGTAGCTATGGATGGGGTTACCATAGGGCAGAATGATCTCTTTAATGTGGGCGGTGAGCTGATGGAGTTCCCAAGGGATGGCAAGCATGGAGCGAGCGCAAGCAACATCATCAACTGCCGGTGTTATTGCATCCGTAAACCCTTAAATGATAGTGGGAACCTTATTACTGATGATGATATACTGAATATGATATAAAAATATATCCAACATTTTGGAATACAGCAACTTTCAGCGGTTTATAACGTAATTTTGTTATAAACCGTTTTTTTTATGGAGAATAAGAGTTTTACTAACGAAGGAGTATCTGTCAAGAGTGAAGGTAACAACCTTTACATTGAGGGTTATGGGGCGGTTTATGGCAATATTGATTCTTACAAAGACATCATCCAAGCCGGTGCCTTTGATGCCTTTCTTCTCAGCGAAGAGGCTAAGAGGGTTAAGTTCTGTTTCAACCACGATATCTACAAGGTTATTGGTGTTGTGGAGGAGCTTAAGAGTGATGAGAAGGGACTTTGGTTTAGAGCCAAGCTGTCCAATACCTCACTTGGGAAAGATGTTGCAGTACTCATTGAGGATGGGGCATTGTCGGAGTTCTCTATCGGTTACAGGACTGAGGATTCCATTTACAAGGATGATGGCGTAAGGGTGCTTACCAAGCTGTTCCTTTACGAATTTTCCGTTGTTTCCAGGGCAGCCAATCCCAAAGCGGTATTGACAGAGGCAGAGCGAAAAGATGAGCAGCCGGAGGAGGTTGCCATCAGTGAAATGAGTTACACCCAGCTCAAGGGTGAGTTGGAGAAGTTGGATGGCCGAAAGGCTGAAATCAAAGCGCGGATGTGTGCTTTGGTATTGGAGAAAGTAAACATTAACAAACTAAACTAAAGTATTATGGACGAGTTGGAGGAAAAAGCACAGGAGATTGAGAACTCAATCAAAGAGGCAAAGAACGAATCTACTGAGGTGAAAAAGGAGCTTCAGGAGGTTAAGAAGTCAATGGAGGATAGCAAGACCGACATTGAGAAGAAATTTGACAATGTAGATGAATCCCTAAAGGAGATCAAGAAGGCTATGGAGCAGAAAGAGGAGAAAAAAGAGAAAACACTTGAGCAGGAGCTTAAGGCTATTTTTGAGAGTGCCGAGTTCAAAACAAATATGGCAGACCTTAAATCGGGCAAAATCGGAAGATTCTCACACGAAGTTAAGGTTGATACATCCGGCTTGACAGGCGATGTTAACAGAACCCAGCAGGACACAAGAATTTACGGCCCTGCCGTTTCGCCTCTTTCATTCTTAAACAGAGTACCACGCAATACTGTCCCTGCGGATAAGAATCGCGTTATGTACGTTAACGCATCATTCGTTGACCATACAGACTATGTAGGCGAGGGTCAGGCAGTTGCTACCGCCAATACAGCTTCAGCTGCAGAGGCTTACAGAGAGATTGCTAAAATCGGCAACTTCTTGCCTTTCAGCTCAGAGGTTATGGAGGATATGTCCTACTTTATGAACTGGGCCAAAAATCAGTCTGCAGCAGCTATTTATGCTAAGGTGGATAATGAGATCTGGAATGGTGATGGTTCGGATGAGGGCAATAAAAAGCACATCTACGGAATCAAAGCTGCAGCAACAGCTTTCAACGCTGCAATTCCTGGTTTGGCAAACGAGATTGAGGATGCCGATGCAATGGCATTGATGCTTGCTGCCAAAGCTCAGATTGAGGTAAGCACCAACGAGGCTTACACACCTAATATTGTATATCTATCGGCTGGCGAGCTTGTTAAGTTCATCAACTTGAGAGACAAAAATGGAAACAAGATTAATTTCCCTGATTTCCAGAAAGCATTGGGTTGCGAAATTCTTTCAAGCTCAAAACTTAAAGGCAAAGAGATGTTTATGGGTGACATCAATGTTATCCAGCTACACGAGAAACGCGGCTTTGAGTTGGAGGTTGAGAGAGTTGCAAGCACAGATACCTATGTAATGTACTTGCGTTGGAGAGGTAACTTGACAATCGCAGACGAGCCTAAGAAAGCCATTGTTTATATCCCTGACATTGATACCGCAATTGCGGCTATCGCAAAAGCCTAAGCTATGGCTCGCAAGGCAGATAAAGCTACCTACGAGAATAAAGCTGAAATAATTGGTAACCCTGATAAAGTGTTGATTGAGGTTGTGAAGCCTCACGATGGGTTGGATAAGGGTTACCAAACTCTCAAGCCTTATAAGGTGGCTAAACAAATGATTAAGAAAGGATATTGGAAAGAGGTTACAACAAACGAGGAATAATATGAAATACACAAAGTATCAGCAAGGCGGCAGCATTACACTTGGAGGGTTGAAAGAACACCTTCGCATTGTGGATAATTCCAACGATGCGGAGCTTGTTGTGTTGCTCAAAGCGGCAACTCTATATGTGCAGGAGTATCTTGATAAGGCCCTTGTACCTTGTTCGGTTCTTCAGGAGCAGCCACAAGCTGGTACTGATTTCATGATATTTCTTTCGGATCAATCCAATATCCGCGTAAGGGACTACAAAGGCAACGAAGTGAGCTTTGAGCAGAGTGGCAATTGCATCACTCTCTCAGAAGCCGCTTCGGTAAAGATTTCCTACGATTGCACACCCGCAGATGATGTGGAGCAATATGCGCTGTTGGTGTACCAGGTAGCGGCAGCCAATTATGACGGGCAGCCGGATATGATTGCAAAGGTTTTACGAAACTATCCCGTTATTTGATATGCTTACAGCCAGGAAATATAAAGACAGAATTACTCTTGTTTTGTTCGCAACCACCCAGGATGAATTTGGCAAGGAGGTTAACTCATCCAAGCAGGATGTGCTTGACACCTTTGCCAATGTCATCCAAACCGGCAACAGCAGGGTAAGGGTGGAGAATGCCAATGCAAGGCAGGAGGCTTACAGGTTTACCATCCGGTACACCGACAAGGCTTTCAATGCTGTAAGGTGGAAGGGTAATGAGTATGTGGTGCAGTCCACAGAAAATGTAAACCAGCAGAGCCGCGAACTTGTTATATACGCACAGAGGGCTGAATAATGAACCGCAATCCCATAGAGATAGACCAGAAGAGCCTTCAAAGGCTCAATATGAACTTTGACGAGTTTGCAAGGGAGCTGAACCTTGTGTGCAAACAAGCACTTGCAAACTTGGGACAGCGGATAATCTCACAAGCGCAGACAGCTCTCAGAAGGGGCAGAAACGTGGCAACCGCATTACTTATCAATAGCGGTGCTGTAAAAGAGGGGGCAGATAACACCATTTTGGCGGGATTCCCTACGATGTATGCCTATTATGTGGAGTTTGGCCGCAGAGCCGGTAAATGGCCGCCTTTCCGCTTTATTTACGAATGGGTGAGAGTGCGGCATATGGCAGCCGATGACAAGGAGGCAAGGAGCATAGCTTTCCTTATTCAACGGAGCCTAGGAACAAAAGGTTCAAAGCCTCATCCTTTTTTGAGGCCAGCTTTTGAGAAGAAGAAAAGGCTGTATGAACAAGTGATACGCAAGGGAGCAAGCAAGATAATGAACAAAGACTACATACGATGAGATATTTGAAAAAGAGCCTTTTTAAGGCGGTTGTTGCATACGTTCAAGGGGTAAATCCACAATGGATAAATAAGGGGGTAAAGTACCCCAAAATTGACCTCCATAGCTGGATTGAGAATGCCCCGATAGACAAGGAGGATGCCGTAAGGGAAATTTCCTTCATTGTGGAGGCGTACAGTAACAAAAGCTACGATGAGGCGGTAACGATGGCGGATACCATAGCGCAGGGGTTGTGCGATAGCCCGCCAACGGTAGACAGAGCAAGAATAATCTCAGTGGTTCCCGATGGCTCTGAGGAGATAGAGGAACAGGATAACAACAATGTAGTCCTTTACAGACAGTTAAACAGATTAGTAGTAACAATTAAAACAGTATAGATATGTCACACAATGGAAGTGAGATTAAGCTTTATTTGGTAAACGAAGAGACCAATACTTATGTTGTTGGCCAGACCTCTGCGGGTTACAATTTAAACGATGATCTTCTGGAGGTAACTGATAAAATGGCTCAGTGGAAAGAATACATTTCAGGCGGTAAGTCTTGGAGTGCTTCACTTGCTCTTAACCTTGATAATTCAGCTACTTCAAAGCAGATTGAGTTTGTCAAAGCATTGACACAAGGACAGAAGCTAACTGTATTTATCGGTATTCTAAAGGAAAATCAGCAGAGCGATGGTATTGCCGGTGAGGTATGGGTTGCAAGTGTGGATAACACAGGAGATGTCAACAGTGTTGCGTCAAGAAGTGTAACCCTAACAGGTAATGGAAAACCAACCCCAATTTATCCAGCGGAATAATGGATAGGCCTTTACAAATAGTTAGCATAAATGGAGTGGAGACGGAGTTGCTTTATACCGTCTCCATTTACAAAATTTTGCATGACAGGAAGCAGCAAATAGTTATCGGGAAGGGTGCTACTTGGCACGAGGTTACCGATGCAATGCTCAGAATGATGTATGCAGCTTACTTGAATGCCATTGAGGTAAGGCAGATAGATGAGCCTACATACAACCCTGAGAGGGCAAAATACATGGACTTTGTAGTTTGGAGCGAACAGGAGCCGGAGGCGTTTGCAAAGCAGCTCAAACTATGTTACAAGTTCATTACCGGCCAAGAGCTGGAGCTTGAAAAAAAAAAGACAACCCCAACCCAAACACAAGCCCAAATGCAGACGAAGACCTCCATTTGGAAAAGGATTGGGCGGATATTCAAAATTTCCTGATAGGAGAAATCAGGCTGAGAGAGAAAGAATGTTACAACGTTACTTTCGTTGAGTGGAGAGCCTACAATAAAGGCTATGAGGAGAGATTATTACAGGGTATGAGAGAGGCGAGGTTTATTGCGTGGCAAATACATTTACACAGCAATATTAAAGCCTCAGCGAAGAAGACTACAGCAGAGGCTTTTTGGCCTCTACCAGGTGACAAGAAGGCTCCAGCTTGTAAACCGATGAATCAAAAGCTCACACAGAGCGAGGAGCAAGAACTATTTGGAATTATCAAAAGGGTACGGAGGAGTTAAACAATGGGAATACTTGGCGAGTTATGGGTTAAGTTGGGCCTTAGAAATGAGGGCTTGAATAAAGGCTTGGATGATTCCAAAAAGAAGGTAAGCGGATTTGCCAATTATATGAGCAAATTGGGCGGTATAATGGCGGCAGCATTCTCTGTTAAGGAGATAGTTGCATTTACCCATAGAACCGCAGAATTAACCAATAAAGCCACCGGAGTAAGGAGGGCTTTTGAGGCTCTTAATAATCCAAATCTGCTCGCAGATCTAAGGCGAGCTACAATGGGTACGGTTGATGATTTACAGTTGATGCAGAGAGCCGTACAAGCCAAGAATTTCAAAATACCATTAGACCAATTAGCAACCTATTTGCAATTTGCAACCAAGAGGGCTAACGAAATGGGGCAATCTGTAGACTACCTTGTAGATTCCATTATTACCGGATTGGGAAGGCAGTCCGTTATGATTCTTGACAACTTGGGAATCTCTGCCGCAGAAATCCGCGATAATATGAAGGATGGTGCTTCAATGGCAGAGGCTGTCGGGAAGATTATCAAGGAACAGATGGGCGAGGGTGCAGCAGTTGTGGATGAGACGACACAAGCAACAGGAAGGCTTACAGCTGCGTGGACTAATTTTCAGTTAGCATTTGGAGAAGCAACAAAAGGCACTTGGAATAAGTTAAAAGGTTGGGCAACAGATGCTCTTGGATTTTATACAAGAGTGTTCAATAATGAGGATTTGAGCTTATTTGGAAAGATTTACACTTTGTTTAATCCTACCAACCCAATGGCTAAGGCTGCCTTACAAAAGGAGTACGATGAGACTCCAATGGGGCCTGAACCTAAGACTGCAGAAATGATTAAAGCGGAGGAAGAAGCTGCTAAAAAAGCAGCAGAAGCCGCTAAATTAAGAGCCGCAGAAGAAGCTAAACGCAGAAGCCAAATCATTACATATCTAAAGGAGCAGATTGAATTAAAAGAGAAGGATAGAGACCTTTCAGCAAATGAGGATGAGATAAGGCAGCTTAACGATGAGATTGCTGCGATGAAGGAAAGGCTGAAAGTCCTTCAAATGACTACAGAGGAATACAGGAAGTATCGCAACGAGAAAATGACACCTATTCCGGAAATGAATAGCGGTTTGGAGGGGTTGTTTGATACTGAATACCTGAAACAGAATATTGACAAAGGCTCTGCAATGCTTGATGAGGCGCAAAAGCAATGGACCGCAAAGGGCGCAGCATTGGCAGAGATTACAATGGAGCAGCAGAACAGGCTGACAGAGGCAGCACAGATGTTGGCCAATGCTCTCACATCTGGAATAAGCAATAGCCTTACAGAGCTTGCCAATGTCATTGCCGGAGTGGAAGGAGCAAATGCGGGTAATGTGGTTAAAGCCTTACTGACACCGCTTGCGGATGCGGCCATTTCTGCGGGTATAATGATTTTGACAACCGGTAAAGCTGTACAGGCATTTAGAGATGCTTTAACAAAATTGGATGCAGGAGCCGGTATTGTTGGCGGTGCCACATTGATAGCAGTAGGTTTGGCAGCAAAAGCCGGTCTTGCGGCTATTGGAAACAACCCAACGGGAGCCGGAGGATATGCCAATACTGTTGTTACAAGCTACTCAGGAGGATACGGAGTAAACTCAGCAAATTACCAGGCTGCTAACGATTTCACACTTACCACAGAGCTGAAAGGTGAGAATATATTGTTGTCAATAGAGAGAACACAAAATAAGAGAAGGAGATAAAAATGTACGGATTGTGGCTTTTTAAGGAGATACAGACCGAATACGGTCATTGTAAGGTGGAAATATTCCGCAAAGGTTATAGTGGCTCACAGATTGAAATTGGGGCATTGGCAGCTAATTCTCTTACTATTTCATTGGAGAATCTAAGTGAGATTACATCACCTGTCGGGAAAAGTGTTTGTTCTTTTGAGATCATTGATACAGAACAGATAGCTTACGATGATTTCTTTACTCCAGATGCAACCAACTACAAGGTTGTTGTAAGCACAAAGATGGGAACAGGTGCGTATGTAACCCGTTGGAGTGGTTATATTACACCGGACTTCTTTGCTGAGAATCTTACATACCGTACTCCTATCAGCATATCGGCAAGGGATAATATCGGTTATCTTAACGATGTGGACTTTGATTTGACTGCAAGCAGCATCACAGTAAGGGAGCTTATTCAGTCTGCATTCCGTAAGATAGCTGCGGACTATCCTATGAGCCTTTCTTTTGTTTCGCAGAAGCAGACAGCAGAGGGCATCCTTGCCATTGATGCAACAATAAGCACATTACTGCTGAAAGAGATGTCTTGGGGCGAGGCATTGGAGACCATTTTGCACGATTTGGGGCTTCAAATGCGTTGGGTGGATAATAACACCATTGCGGTGCTTGACCTTTCCCAAATCCCCGAATATTACCCAACACAGGCGTTTAATTTTATTCATTCAAGTGGATACAGAGAGATTGCGCCAGCTTGGAGGCAGTTAAGTCAGTCGCAGGACTATGGATTGAGGGAGAATTTCTTTGAGGGGTGGCTAAGAAGTGATAACCTTTCATTTGTAAAGAGCCAAACAATTCAAACCCCGGGTGATTATTACGGCCACGAAGTAAGATATTACACCCCTAACAATTGGGGAGTGGCAAGGGAGATGTATACAACTGATCCTGCCTTTTATAATTCTTCATTTGGGGAGAAGATTATATTTTCTGCAATAAGCAAGGATAATCCGGCAACTACTTATATGAGCTGGAGCACCAACATCCTTACTTCTCAAAAGCCTTTAACAGTCAAGTTTAAGGCTATGAATACAATTCTTTACCCATACGGAGGTGTTAAGCCTTACCCATTGCAATTGAGGTTGTATGATCCATTCTTAGGCGGTATTAGAAAGCCTGGGGATTTTCTGCAAATAGGTATGAGGTTTAATCTATTCTTACACGCAACGGATAATAAGACTTATGTAATGCGTGAGGATTGGATTGAGGATAACGGAACGGGAGGAGGAGAATATCTCAACTTTACACTTGACAAGGTTTCTCTTGATGATTTTCAAGCTCAAGAGGGTTCCGGTTCTTACCCTGTAGGCTCAAGACCGACAGAAAAAGAATTGACAATTGTTGCCAACACTATTCCGTATGATGGAGTATTGGAACTTAGAATATATGGCTATTATGTAGTTGATTATAATTTTAGTGCAGAAACAGGTTTAAATGTAAGTCATAGTCCAAATTTTGATAAGTTCTTTGCATACATAGATGGCGTTACATATACTTTTGATAATGGCGATATAGCAACCGGCCAAGATACGGCTGTACAGATTAACGAGCTGCACAATGTCAAAGGCTCACAAGATTACATCTTTGGAGAGGTGCCATTGGATCGTGGCGGTATCAATGCTTATGCCGGAGGTCTTTTTAAAGCCGATGGTTCAGAGTTATATGGCTTCCAGCGCAATGCGGAAGGCCAAAAATATAACCTCTTGGAGTTGGTAGGTAGGGAGATAATCCATTTTAACAAAGACAACTACAACAGGCTTTCCGGAACTATCAAGAATCTTGACAAAGAACCTTTGATGTTCAACCGCCTCCTTGTGCGTGAGGAAAAAACATACTATCCATATAACTGCTCTTTGAATATCATATCAAATGAGATGAACATTACTGCTATGCAGGAGGTGGAGCCTTATGAAACAGCAAGTTTTACCGAGATTGATAGCGAGATTGTAACCGGTGGCGGTGCTACTATTAGCGGAGGAAATAATACAGTATTGCAATACTCTGAGGAGGCGGGGAATGCCAAAAGAGTGTATGAATTGGATACAGCAACTGATACGGATGCACAAGATGCTTACTTGCTTATTGATAAATTAGGCAATACATCTGCCAAAAAAATAAGTACGTCAAAACTTGGCCTTAACGAAGCTAAGCTGAAGGAATATCTGGATAATAACAGCTATATCACACAATCGGTTGCAAGTGACTTGTATGCAACAAAACAGGCCCTTGAAGAGTTACAGGAGGATGTAATAGATGCGGTTGATACAGTTGCGGACGTTGTGGATGTTGCAGAGAGTGCCAAAACGTTAGCAAGTAATGCAAGCAGCAAGGTTGATAGTTTGCAAACAGCTGTAACTAACTTATTAACGAGGGTTAACAATTTATCCAACGTATTATCTGATTTGCAAGACTTGGTGGGCGGCTTTGGTGACAGAATTGCGGCGCTGGAAGATCTATGGTATTATGATGCTTCTGAAGATGCTGTTAGAACAAGATATAACATTATTGGTGAACAAGAGGGAGCGTTTGGAGACTAGGAGGAAAAGATATGACACTAAGCAATGGGAAATTAACAGGGCGGATAACACGCAAGGAAATAGCCGAATGTCTTGGAGAATCTACAACCAAGATAAAAGGGTTGTGCTTATCAACCAATATTGAAAAATGGGCTAATTGCAAGCCTCTGGATAGGGCAATAAACAGCGAGCTTTCCGCTGCCGCCAGAAAGCAGGACCCGCGCGGTAATAAGCCGGATGTGTTTTGGGGCTTGAAAGCCGGCTCTGTCAGCTGGGCTAACATACATAATGCTACTTGGGATTATGTTGATAGACCTACCGGAGGTATTGGGCGTTCTCCTTATAGGGTGCGAGACTTTGCAGGCTATCACCACTATGCGGAGCCGACAATGACCGGCTCTAGTGGTCAGATGGATGATGGGGTGGCATACTACAACAACCTTTATCCCCTGGAGTGTTATCTGGCGTGGAATGATAGTAATAACACAACGGGGGTGGATATACTGCAATGTGTCAACGGCAGCGGAAATCTCAAGAGTTGGTATCTGTGTGTTGCGATAGATGGTTATGCAAGGGCAATGGTAAACTTTGATGCAGGGGAGTCTGTTAGACCGATATACTATAATAACCGCAAGTGTTCCGCGTTTTCTTGTCCTGCTCTGCCGGATGTATTGCAATCACAGAAATCACGTAAGGTTACATTCTTCTTGGCTGATCTTGACAATGCCAACTATGACATAAAAACACAATGGCGCGATGTGACGGGTGTTTCAATGGGCAAAGTAGCTGTATCAATACCTGGAGTGGTAGGGCGTAATGTCTCGTTTGTTCTGTTGCCGCAGACGTATGGAAAGTGGGAAGGTAATTCAATTGTGCAATTTGGTAGTAATGTTAATGTATCATTTACATGTATAGAAGCACCTTCTGTTGCAACTACATATAATGTTGTGCTTCAGTTCGGCAATGCTGGAAGTAAGACTAAAACGTTTTCCATGGCCGCAGGCTCAACACTTGCTCCGCTTGTACAATTTACCGACTTGCCAGTTGTGCCAACTGCGGGGCAATCTTACCAATGTACGGCAAGACTGTTGACGACCTCCGGTACATTTATAACTGAAATTAAACAAACAATAACTTGGCAATAATTAAAAAATAAAGTGATGATGAAGCAGTTTCTTGAATTCTTAAAGGGTATGGGTATAATGCTTAGCGTTGTAGCCCTATTAATCACCATTATTGGCGCAATATCAACGGGTGATGTGGTGTTTGTCATAACTGGAGTTGCAACCTTGCTGGTGGCAGGATATATTGGTTATAGAGTGGCTAAACGGGGAAAAAAATAGTAAGATGATGAGAAAGATTAGAATAGGGAATCCGATACAAATCAGGTGGTCTATTTGCGAGCTTAACGGGGGTATCCCTATCCCTTATGATTTAACTGGCAAATCGCTGAAGGTTTATTTGCAAGGCTTATTTAAGCCGGATGTGGAAATTCTTGACTTTGGAGTTGAAGGCAATGTGTTAACATTGACATACGAAGGCAAGGAGCAGAAAGTGTTGGGCAAATATACTTTAGTGCTCGTTGAGAATCAAGGTGAGAATGGCATGCGCACTGTAGATTTCACTGAGGCGTTTGAACTGGTGCCTCACACTATCAATGAAAATGTAGCCAATGCCGGCAACCTGGAAGTGATTACTGTAGATCTTACTTCCACTGTAGACTATGGTTCTGTTATTGTAGATTCAGAATTGTCAACTACATCTGTGAATGCGGTGCAAAATAAGGTGATTACTGCAGCATTGTTGAAGAAACAGAATGAAGTTGAAGATTTGGAGGAGATACGTGAGGGCGCAGCTTTGGGCGCTAAAGCATTGCAAGTGGTACCTGAAGAGTATGTGACAGAGGAAGAATTATTGTCCAAAGGTTATGCAACTGAGTCAGACGTTAATAGACTATTAAAAGATAAACAGAATGTTATAAATGATCTGGCAGAAATTAGAGAGGGTGCAGCTTTGGGCGCTACGGCTTTGCAGTCACATCAAGATATTTCCCATTTAGCTACTAGAAAGCAAGTAGAGAATAAGGTGGATAAGGTCATTGGTAAGCAACTTTCTACCGAAGATTTTACAACCTCCTTGCTGGAAAAGTTAAATGGACTGAACAACTTTGATGATGCAGCTATTCAAGCCGCTCTGAACAGCTTGCAGACACAGCTGAATGCTTTGGTGAGTGGTAATGCTGCTGCAGCAATTGATACATTTAATGAAATTATAGCCTTTTTGGAGGGAGTTACGGATACCCAAACATTACAGGGTATTATTGCTGCGATAGAACAACAGATAGCTGGTAAGCAGGATGAAATTGAAGATTTGGAAGAGATACGTGAGGGCGCAGCTTTGGGCGCTAAAGCGGAAAAGGAAGTGGGTAATGTTGAACTTTTGACTACTGACAGCAAAATACTTGTAGACGCTATAAACGAGCTATTGGCAAAAATAAACGCTGGGGGAGGTGATGAAGATAATACAGAAGGCTCTGTAATGGTGTTAGAGGTAACTCCTACGGAAGGTTACTTACAAACATTCCGAGTTATGCAAGGTGATCAAGAGGTAGGGGTGATTAACATAAAAAAAGAGCTCGGTAATAAGGTTATAACCTCTAATATGCTGGCAGATGATGTAGTTGTTTCAGGGCCACAGGGGGAAAAAGGAGATGATGGAGTGGGTGTAACATCAATAGAGCAAACAATCGTTTCTGATGCTGATGGTGGCGAAAATGTAATTACCGTAACCTTGTCTAATGGAGCTACATCTACATTTGTTGTGAGAAATGGAACTAAAGGTAGCACCGGTGAGCAGGGGGCTGTGGGACCTCAAGGTGAACAAGGTATCCAAGGCCCTGTAGGTGCAACAGGTGCTACAGGTGCAACTGGTTCGCAAGGGCCAAAGGGTGATAAAGGAGATACCGGAGCTACAGGACCTCAAGGACCAAAAGGTGACAAGGGAGATAAGGGCGACACTGGTGCTGCTGGAACCAACGGAACAACGCCTACTATCAAAGCTGCTGCTGGTTCAGCAATAAGCTCTGTAGGTACACCTAGTGTAACAGCTTCAACAAGTGGTACAACCACAACATTTACCTTTAACTATCTTAAAGGTGCTACTGGTTCGCAAGGACCAAAGGGTGATAAAGGAGATACCGGAGCTACTGGCCCTCAAGGACCTCAAGGTCCAACAGGAGCTACGGGAGCGACTGGTGCTACTGGAGCAACTGGCCCTCAAGGACCTGCTGGTCCAGAACACGCTTTAGTTTCATTCTCAACTACATCAGTTTCCTTGGTGCCCAATAAGTACTACAAGGCTTCAAGTGCATTATCTGCATTGACAATCACTCTTGCTACTCCATCTAATAGTAGTGTGCAGAATGAGTATTTTGTAGAGTGGACTTCAAGTGCTTCGGGTACTGCTTTGTCTGTACCATCTTCTGTAAAGTGGGCAAATGGTAATGCTCCTAGCATTGAAGCAAACAAGACATATCAGATTTCAATTATTAATAACTTGGGTGTTTGGGCATCCTTCTAAATCTTGAATATTATGGCAAATTTGAGAAGAAGAATGATGATGTCGCAGGAGGAGGTGGAAAAGTTGGATTATCTGACTATAATCCCAGATAGTGTGCCTAGTTTTGTCACGGTAATCCCTGCTAGAATGTATACAGACAGGGAAGATTATGTTGTCATAGATAACCGACCATTTGAATATTCATTAGATGATGGTGCGACTTGGTGGGATGCAACTGCAGATTTAAAGGGTGAAGATGACGCAGATAAGTACTTAAGAGTCTATGTTACCAGCTCTCTTAAATTAAAAGCTAATTTATTGTGGACCAGTAGTATTAAAGATACACAATCGCTGTCTTCAATGCAGATATTACCTGATGCTACATATACAGTTAGTGGCTCTATAATGTCGTTGTGCTACGGAGACGATTTCAGCTCATACACTGGAGAGTTGACTTGGCCGATGTCGTTGTTTTATATGTCAAAGACATTGAGAAAAATAAATACGCCTAAAACGCTATTGTCTGCTACAAGTTTCAAGTACGCAGATAGTTCAGATACTAGTGGAGCTTATGAGAATATGTTTTATAACTGCACTAAGCTAGAAAATGCACCAGAAATCCATTTGGCTCATATTGGGCTTTGGGATTGTGCTTCGATGTTTTATAAATGTGTATCATTAACCACAGCTTCTGTCATCCATTCACTAAGTGTCGGACGTAATGGATGTAATTCAATGTTTGATGGATGCACTAGTCTTGTAAAGGCGCCAAGTAAATTGCCAGCTACCCTGGAGCCATACTGTTTTTTGGGTATGTTTTATAATTGTAAAGCTCTTGAGAGAGCACCAGAGTTACCTGCTATTACTTTAGTAAGTAATTGTTATAATTATATGTTCGATGGATGTAGCAAACTGAACTATGTTAAGGCTAAATTTACTACCACCCCAGGCAGCAGCTATACCAATAGTTGGCTTAGAGGTACAGCAGCCACAGGAACATTTGTGAAGAATAAAGATGCAACTTGGAATGTAACTGGTGTTGATGGTATTCCATCTGGTTGGACAGTAGTAACAGAATAAAACTAATGAATATGAAAACATTTTATAAAAAGATTAATGGTGTGCCGATGTATAAGGCACAGAATACAATCATCATAATCAAGGATGATATGCAGATTATCAGTCCTACTGAAGAGCAGTTACTTGAAGATGGCTGGGAGGTGTATGAACCTAAAGCAGTAGAACCTACAGCAGAGGAGTTGCTAAAAATGGAGAAAGAGTATCTTAAGGATAGAATTAATAACTATGATACTTCAGATAAGGTTAATCAGTTTTATGTTAAAGGTATTCCAATGTGGTTGGATAAAGCAACTAGAGCAGGATTGTTGTTGAGATTCCAAGCAGAGCAAGCTACAGGAGTAGTGGGTACAGCTCTTTGGTATGATGGTATGCAGTTCCCTCTGAAAGTCTCAGATGCTATTGCTATGCTATATGCAATAGAGATGTATGCAAGTGCTTGCTATGATAACACACAGAGGCATTTGGCTGCGGTTAGTAAGCTGGAGACTCTTGAGGATGTGCAGGGGTATGACTATAAAGCCGGATATCCTGAAAAATTGAGATTTTAATCTTTGACAATCACTTAAAATAAAGTACTTTAGTGGAAGTAATACTTTAAGTAAAAAATGGGAATAATAGACTTAATCAAGGAATGGAGTGGCACTGTCCTTTTGATTGGAGGTTCAATCTGGGGACTAGTTGAAATCTACTATAAGTGGATAGCTAAAAGTGAAGATACCAAGCAGGAAAAGCACCACACAGAGCAGGAGAAACTGACTACTGAGGAGAAGGAGTTGGACTTGGATTCTAGACGAGTTGAGAAAAGTGAAGAGGTAGCATCCAAGGCATTGGAGCATCTTGCAGAGGCAAGGGAGGAGAATCTTGAGTTGTTGGAGGATAAGTACGAACTATCCAAGGCATTGAGGGAGTTGACCGCCAAGACAGAGGACAATGCTTCAAGGTTGCAGGTATTGGAAGAGGCTATAGCACAGCTCCAGGAGGAGAGATCGGTCATCGCGTATTTCTTCTGTGGCAACTTGGGATGTAAAATCAGAGAGCCTAAACTTGGTGGCTTGCAGTTGTCCTGCTTGTCAATGGAAACTTTAAAACAGATGATGCAGAATGAGCAGAATTCTTGATTTTGGAGGCATAGACAGGTTGAGTGAGCATAGCTTAAGTGATATGCTCGCAACTACCTATACAACGGCTAAAAAGTACGTTAATTGGCTTAATGAGTATTGTGCAAGATACAAAATTAACACCCCTTTAAGATTGGCTGCTTTTTTGGCTCAAATAGGTCACGAAAGCTGTAGGCTTTGCTTCTCGGAGGAGATAGCTAGAGGGGATGCCTATGAGGGTAGAAAGGACTTGGGTAATATCCACAAGGGGGATGGCAAGAAGTATAAAGGCAGAGGTTTGATCCAAGTAACGGGCAGATACAACTATGAGGCTATCAGTAACGATTTAGGGATTGACTTTTTGAACAATCCAGAGCTTTTGGCGTTACCAGAGTATGCTGTGTGGTCAGCTTGTTGGTTTTGGGACAAGCATAACCTCAATGCACTTGCAGATGAGGGCAAATTCAGGGATATAACCCGTAAGATTAATGGCGGTTATAACGGCTTGGAGGATCGTGAGAAACTTTATGCCAGGTGCAAAAGAATACTGAAGGTATGATTAGAAAACCAAAGTTTATGAATGATACGGCTAAGAGATTACACCACGATTACAAAGCGGCTTGTGATGCTTATTTGCATAGGTTCTGTGAACTTATTGAGATGGATGTGCATTATGCTGATTGGGTAGATGTAGGAGGCGTAGCTAACATAGGAGACTACTATGTAGGAATGCAGGATATAATCACAGCAGTAGATGGTAATGTAGGCTATGAGCAGTTTATCAAGTGGTATGACTATACGTTGGAGAATGATTACTGCAATCTGCATAGTTGGCTTAGAGGTGCGGTAAAGTAGTCAAATTAGACCACTTTAGGCTCTTTGAAATACTGGCTACCGAAAAAATATTTTCTTTGTAAAGAAAAAAATATTACCTTTGTAAAGAAAATAAGATTCCTGCCAGAAGATGAGAAGTCTTCTGTAAATACCACTAAACTAGAATCTTAATAAAGAGTATCAAGCTGCAACTTGGTGCTCTTATTTTTAATAATCCTCTCAGACGAGCGAAAGCAGCATACTTGAGGGGCGTTTTTAATTTTGTAAAACGGAAATAGTTTATATATTTGTCACATCCAAAATGGATGTAAATGTATGTGCGATTAGGTAGCATTCGGTAGAGTGCTGCCTTTTTTATTTGGAAATAGTTTATATTTTAGTGGTGATATTAATTTTTTATAAACCAACGGTTGCAAATTGTGTGAATTAAGCGGTAGTCAGGGGTGATTGCCGCTTTTTATTTACACACGAATTACACACGAATTACACACGAAAATTGATTATGAATAATGGAGACCAAGACAAAGATTTTAACCCCATTGTTGCTGCTATGTGCAGGGATATGTATAGGTATGATGCTAACGAGATTATGCAACAAGCCGCAGATGCCAGAACTAAAGATAATAAGGGATACAACTCTGATTACGCAGATTGATACGCAATATTTCCCGAAGCCTGTACCGTACAAGGTAGTGGTAAGGGATACTATCATGCTTACTGATACGGTATTCGTTGGCGGTCAGATGTTGTTCCAGGAGATCAAGGAATACAAGGATAGCACTTACTATGCTAAGATTAGCGGTATCAACGCGTTTTTGGAGGAAATTAGGGTATATCCCAAGACTACAACAAAGTATGTGTACCAAGTAGAGAAAGTGACTGAGAAGCCAAAGAAATGGGGAATAGGGCCACAAGTGGGAGTTGGTATAGTGAACAATCAGTTTTATCCTTATATCGGCTTCGGGGTGCAGTATAGTATAATTCAATGGTAGGAGGGCAAAGGCTCTCCTTTTTTATTTCCGCAATATCCGCAATATCCGCAATATCCGCAAGTGAGCATTTGTGTATATAGATATATGCCTTATAGAAATTCTTGGGGTAAAAATCTATAGGCAGAAATTCTATAGCAACTATATCCAACACAATGGAATAACCACAACAACCACTCCATTGCTTTGTTTGTTATGTAAGGTTTGCAAACTGAAAAGAGTGTTTAACAATTAAAAACAAAGTATTATGGCAGATTTTAATTTGCAGGACTATGCAGCAATGCGAGAGCTTGAGTGTGGTCACAAAAAGGGTTGGGGTACTTCAGCAGCTATTTGGGTGTTGGTCGGTATTGTTGTGCTTGGAATCATCTTCTGGGCTTGGAATAAAGGCTGTACTGAAAAAACCGAGATTGCCGTTGGCTTGGCTAACGTGGTAGG